TCAGAAGAATCGTAGTTACGATAACCTGCAACGTTCTTTGCTTTCAGTTTGAAGTGAGCACCACCCCAGAAATCAAAGGGATCGATTGCTTCTTCATCTTCAAACTCAGGTTGCATGGCAGCAGAGAGTTTGTCAAAGATCTTCTTACCAAACTTATACAGGAAGACTTTGCCTTCGTTGTGAGGATTAGCAGGGTCCTTGACAACGTAGATGTTAGCAGTGTAACTGAGTTTACGCTTCTGCTTACGTGCAAGATCCTTGTCAGAATCAGTGCCACTGTTCCACAGCAGGCGATTGTATTCAGAGACAGGATCTTTCTTACCCAGAGTGGTCAGAGAGTTCTCAATGTACCAACCTCCAGGACCTTGGAAGGCGTGAGACCACACCTTTGCCCAAGGAAGTTCTTCCCCTTCAGGAGCAGGAAGGAAACGGATAACAGCATAACCGTTGCCTGCTTTGTCAACCTCCAGTTTCCACAAGCGATCATCTGCGTTGTTGGAACCGGTGGTATTCATTTTTTCAATCTCTTTGGTCAGTTTGGAAGTCAAACTACCAAGTTTGGATTGCTTCTTGAGGTCTGCGAAAGACATAGGATTTGTTAGATTCGGTGGATTGTTTGGATTGTCACCGGACACATAGTATAGCGTCCTATTTAGATCCTGTCAAGGAGGAGTCGATCATGCGGTCAATGCTCCGAGACATGTTGTTGAAAGAATATCCCATGTAGATCTGACCGAAGAGTACAAACAACAGACCAGTACAAGCGATCACATTCATGCGCTTACGATCTTCGATTGCTCGGTGCTCACGTGGGTTCACAACATTTCCCTTGGAGTCGCGAGCGATATGTGCGTTGTTCAAAATTCCTTCAGTTTTAGGTGGTGTACAATCTGCTTTTGTCAGAGTAGTTGGTTTGAGATTTGACAGTTTGTTGAAACCTTTAGGCATCAGATACCACATATGATACAAGTGCATTCTAACTTCTCCAGGTTTATGTGTCAAGCATGTCGAAAGAATGCTGCATCAACATAGCAGACAGTTTTATTTTTAGAAACTGCAAGAACTCCTGCTCCTCTGGTGGACGAGCAGGTGATCCTGGCCAAGTTTTTATCGCATAACAGATGTGATCATGTAGTAATCGAATTTCTTCGATGGACAACCCGAATGAGGCGTACCAATCACTCTCAAACTCCTCGCTATATTCTGAGTGGAGATCCATGGTGGATCATTTTCTTAGTTGGGTTTGCATTTGCACTAACACATTATGCATGTTGCGGAAGATGGTACCCATGTCTGCGTTGCCAAATCCCATATCCTTCGACGCTTCCATGAGTTTTTCTTTCATCTCAATCGCTTCAGGATCATCCGACAAGGACATTCTGGTCCACATAATCTGCTGTTTTTCTAACAATTCTTTCAAGGTCTCGATGTGTTCCCACTTCGCATCGGAACTCATGTAGGGAAACTTCTGGATAACACCGTACAATTCTTTTTGCAATTCGTAGATGGTAGTCATCTCACGCATTACATTTTCACTCTCAAAAAAATTGGTCATTTAGTTCGGTGATTACCTGGTGCTTGTATTTTTCCTTGTCGATATTTAGGAAGGGTAGGTACTTGCGAATTTTCATACCGATAGTATGCCAGACAGGATCATCTAGTTTCTTATCATAATCTTTGCAGTATCCAAACAGTTGTTCATAGATAACTGCCTCTTCAATACTAAGATTACCTGCTAGATATTCTTTGAGTAGTGGTGGGTGTCCATCCTTTGGTTCAAGGAATACTTGCAGACCATACTGCTCCATCATATTTTTGTTCGTACCTTTGAAGTTGTAGAACAAACTTTGTTGGCGGCGCTGCCATTCTTTGAAGACACCTTCACCACTACGGATGATGTTACCAATCCACATACCTGATGGGTTGTCAGTGCTGATGAAGTTAGCAAGGAAGAAGTTCCTGATGTCCTCATCTTTATACTTCCTTGAGGTCTTCTCAAAAAAGTATCTGTCCTTCCTCTTGTAGAAAGAGTCAAGACTTGCTCTAGACTTACCAGCATACCTAAAGTAATCATACTTCTCCTTAGAGAAGTGATTTTTGTACGCCAGATACTCCTTGTAAGTATCAAACGGTGTCATAGGTTGCTTCATCATGCATAGCGACGTTCTTTTTCAATTTCGCATCCAACTGTTTAGTTGCCGTGAACCATACAGGGTTGCGAGGACACATGGAACAGATCCAATGTGGTTTTGTTACCTCATCAAAGGATTGTTGAATCTCTTCTTGGGATGAGTGTATGCTAGTGGGTTTGTAGGCCAAATACTTCTGCCATTCTGGATCGTCCATCTGATTGGTTGCATCAAGGGACTCTCTCAGGTAGGAGATCATGGGACACTTCCAAAGGTGACCGTTATACAGTTGACTGTTCGGGCACGTACAATGAGTGAAACTTTCCTCAGGATCTCCCTCCTCAAAGGGATAGTATTTGATCTGGTCATCTTTGATATCGTACTTGACAATATCAAACCACTGTCTAGGTTTTCCATCAAGCAGACGGAATGCCTCACTAAATTCTAACAGGTTTTCTGTGTCAGCGCCACGTTCTTTACAATATCTTATGAATTTTGCTGCGTTCTCCCAGTTTACCGATCCCTGCTTGGTATACCAGGGTTTGTGAAAGGTTACTCGGAAGTTCACACCCTTCAGCATTTCATCAACGATCCACTCCTTCTCCTGTAAGAGGCGTGAACCGTTGCTAAACAGTTTTATGTTACAGGTCTGCCCAGTTGCTTCTGCGACCTCTCTGGTGACCTTTACGACCTCTCTCGTGCGGGGTTCTAGTAAAGGTTCGCCACCGATGATACTAATATGACTCCAGACATATACTTTTGGCAGAAAAGATTTGATGTCATCTATCAACGCATCGATGTCAACACCACTCTTTACACCAAGAAGACTGCTGTTGTGATTACATGCACGACAGGCGAGATTGCACCCGTTGATAACATGAATACTCAGCAGTCTTGTGGTAGGTCTCTCCGCTTCCAGAGATGCTATCTCTTCAGGAGTAACCTGCTTGAAGTTAGAAATCCAGAATCCTCTTTGCTCTCTCACATAGTCAACGCTTTTACTAACCTCCAACAATCTTTCTTCCGAAAGATGTTTACACATTTTAGCAAGCGTCCACTCTTTGAGTTGCATTAGATACTAAAAAACTTTGCTTTAGATGTCCTCTTCAAGTAATTTAGGTTTGTTGCATTCCCTTTGAGTTTTTCTTTCAAAGGTTTGGTGATGAGTTTTGATACTGATTCGATCTCAATGTTGTTGGTCTCACAGTAATGGCAGATCGCTTCGATGTAGTTCATCTCGGCGTTGTCCTTCACCAAATTTTCAATGTCATTTGTGAATTTGTCCTGACACAGGAACTTTTGCTTCAAAATAGATCGCATTTCAGTTTTGGAACTCATTGATTTTTTCTTCGACAAATTTCTGAATGTATTGGATAAGTAGTTTCATGTATTTCATTTTATCATACTCTTCGTACACTTCCACCTCCCCGTTCTGACATGTCATGATGATGACAAGTTTCTTTACAGGGATACCAGTACGTTCATAGAACATACATGCATAGGCAGATGCTTGTACGAAATAGTTTTCAATCCAATCCCGTGGTTTGGGTTTTTCTGCTGTCTTGAAATCAATGATTGCTAACTCAGGTTCGCCGTTCTCACCTGTGTATTCGGCAATACAGTCTACCGTTCCGGCGACCCCAAGTTCTTCACTATACAAGCTCTTTTCCAGAGCGTATATATTATTTATGTTTTGCAGGGTCTTTTTTGCCTGCTGAAACAACATCTTAGGACCAGGTTCCTTGAACTCAACCTCTTTGTTCAAGAGAAATGTTTCGATCAAGGTATGAGTTTTTGTGCCACGACTAGTGGCACGTTTAGTGATGCGGTTTGCCTCCGCTTCACCGACTTTCTTCCTCCACTTGACAAAGACTTCTTTGTTGTAGTGGGAAGTGACCGAGGTGATGGACACCATCGGTCTATCATTGACTGTGTAAAATCGAATCCCTTCAATATTCTTCCGGGCAAGTGCCGGAAGATCACATTCTACATGCTGAAACATTACATACCAAGTTCAATTTTACTTGTGAGATAAGACTTGACCAGACCAGAGCGAACGATATCGTTGATACCAAACTCAGTTAGTACGAACTCAGGCATACGCTGAACGATCTTCATGAAATCTAGGATCCCATTCTTCTCGTTAGTCTTGACCAAATCAGTTTGTGCTACGTCACCACAGAACATAATCTTACAGTTCTCACCAACCCTAGTAATAATACTATCGAGTTCGTGGAAGTTCAAGTTTTGAGACTCGTCCACAATAATGATGGAGTCGTCAAGTGTAGTACCACGGATAAAACTAGTGGACCAGAAGGTGACGGACTCTTGTGTCTTCAGGTTACCCCAAAGCATTTCAAACTCATTGTCAGTAGGGAGTTCAAACATATACTTTACCATATTCTTATAAGGAATTTGGTAAAGAGCAGACTTATCTTCATGGTCTCCTGGCAGGAAACCAATCTCGCGTGTAGAAACTAGTGAGCGAACCAGCACCACCTTATTGTAAGGAGTGAATGGATCCAATACCTCACGCAAAGCAAGATAAAGAGTGATGAATGTTTTGCCAGTGCCAGCAGCACCGTAAAGAAACAAGTTTTTACCCTCATTGTATGCATCAAAGACAACCTTCTGATTGTCAGTGATTGCATCGATAGGGACCATCGCCTCTGAGTTGATGGGTTTCTTTCTTCGCATCTGTTTCGCTGTCATTCCAGCGCCGACTGATGACATGATCTTCTTACGACGTGCAGGCATTAGGCGTGTGTGGTTTTCTGGGGTTTGACTTTGGATCCGGGAACTTGTGCGACTTTAGACAGAACTTCGTTCCATCCACCATCTGTTCTGCTATAGACATCGCCACACCCACTAACGGCTGATGCGACGCCTTTAGACCAGTCTTTGTCCCAACCAGGATTGTCTTTCTTCCACTGATCATACTCAGCGACAGTCAT